ACGTTGTTACTACTTACAATCCACGTAATGTAAAATCATTGTATTCGTTGTATGGAAATGCATACAAATACACTGCTGACGTTGATTTTACAAGGGCAGATTATACTTCTTATGATCAGGTAACTTCATTCTCATTCTCCGGTAAGAAGGGCAATAACTTCTTGGAGTGTGGTGGATTTGGTATCAACCTAAACACCATTGTAAGGCAGGGTGATTTAGTTCAGTATACTGGAGCAAATGGCAAAGTATATAAGAATTTTGTTCAGTATACTTCCGATGCACAAGGAACAGTAAAATCAAGAATTTACTTTGATTACGTTCTTGCAGAAGATCTTACAAATGTCAGTGTTGTGCGTGTAAGACCTATCATTACAAATCAAAATGCTTCTCTAATTATTCCATCCGGCAGCAAGCAGATTAGATCTTTAGTTGGAAATGATCCTGCAAATAGTGATATTACTTACTACGCAAGAAAAGATTTTGTAACCCAGGCAACAGCTACCGGAAATATTATTTCGTTTACTGCTCAACTTCCAACAGGAACTCAAAGATTTGTTACTTATAGCGAAGAGAATTATATCTTTACTATCCTAGATGCAGGATCTTCTAGCGTCGTATCTACAGGTGATATTGTATATATTCCTTCTAGATATGTAACTATTGATAATCCACAAATTACATCAAATCAAATCGTAACTGGTACATTTACAATTAATTTACCAGATGATTATTTTGGCAATATTACAGATAGTAATTATCCAAAGATTAAATTATCAGCGACTGTTGAAATTGAAAAGGGCAGACCTAGAATTAAGACTGCTGTAAAGGGTCAAAGAATTTCTGTAACATCTTCTGGTGATAGAATTATTCCATTTAGAGGAGCAGACTATGACTCATCAGATACAACTGTTCTTTCTTATTCCGATGCGTATAAGTTGAATTATGTATACGAAGGAACTGCTTCTAACCCTCCTCAAGTAGACGCTGCTGGTAGACTAGTCAGCGGAACAGATGTAACTTACAAATATACATTTGATGATGGACAAAGAGATACAGTATATGAAACATCACGTATTATATTAAAACCTGGATTTGATGCTCCAGTAGGTCAATTAGTAATTTCTTTTGATTACTTTGAGCATTCTGGTGGTGATTTCTGTACTGCTGATTCATATCTACATGAAGCAGGTGTTCTTCCCACAGAGATTCCACTCTTCAACTCTAACGTATATGGAGTTGTTTCATTGAGAGATGTCATCGATTTCAGGCCAAAGTCTGATGTTGATACCACTATTACTGGTTTCCAAGATGAATCTATTTTTCAGAATCCAGATGGTAAGTCTTATCTAAACCTTGCTGGTGACGGTGGTGTTCCTGCATTAACTCCTGCTTCTGATTCTAATATTGAATATACAATTAACTACACCAAGGAAGAATATCTTGGAAGAATCGATGGTCTATTCTTGAATAAAAAAGGTGATTTTATTGTTAAGAGTGGTAATTCTGCTTTAAATCCATCAAAACCAGATGCAGTTTCTGATTCTATTTCTCTTGCATATATTAATATTCCTGCATTTACGGATACAAGTCGTAATGTAAGGATTACCCCAGTTGATAATCGTAGATTTACCATGAGAGATATTGGTAAACTACAGAAGAGAATTGAACGTCTAGAGTACTACACAGCGTTAAGTATCCTAGAACAGCAGACCTTAAATATGCAAATTAAGGATGAATTAGGTCTAGACAGATTTAAGAGTGGTTTCTTTGTAGATAACTTTGAAGGTCATGGTTTAGGTAACATCAGTTCTGATGATTATGTTTGTGCTATCGATACACAACAATCAACATTAAGACCACAAAATAAAGAAGATTCTGTTGGATTAAAAGAGCGTTCTCCTAATCCAGATGAGCGAAGATTGAATGGTTATGCATATAACAACGGTATCGTAACTCTTCCTTTTGAATCATTGAATTTACTTGGTAACACATTTGCAACAAAAACTATCAATCCAAACCCATTTGTAGTATTACAATATGTTGGTGACGTTGCAATTTCTCCATCAATTGATACCTGGTATGATACTACCGTTGCTCCTCTTTCTCTTGATAGAAATGTAAGTCATTATGATATCTTCAGTGCAAAAGGAGATAAAGAAGGATATTCCTCACTTTATAACTCTACTGTTATTAACTGGGTTGGTTCTACATCTGATCTTCTTACAATCAATTCATTTGGTTCAGTTGAATCTGAAAATGTAAATGCATCTACATTATCAGCAACGGTTGCGAGTTCTTCTAATGTAAGTCCTCAAAACAATGAGATTGGTAAAGGTCTATATTCAAATAGCATTGATGGAAGATCTATTTCTTCTTCCATTGAATATTTTGCAAGAACAGTTGCGGTTAAATTTATTCTTACAAGAATGAAACCAAACACTACTCTCAATGCATTTATTGAAGGTAGAAATATCAATAGATGGGTTGTTCCTGATAACAGGTTCACTGGCATTGCAGGTAACTCATTATCAGCATTTAATAATACTTTAGTTACTGATGAAAACGGAAGTTTAAGTGGTATCTTCTTGGTTCCTGCTGGATTTGCTCCAGAGGACAGATCTTCATGGAGAGGAGATTTAGACAGTGTAACTTATGACACTGCTTCGGAAGAGATTAGAATTTCTGTTGGTGAGAAGACGATTGTATTCTCTTCTTCATCTAACTATGATGACAAACTTTCTGCTGATTCTTACGCAGAAATTAAGTTCTATGCTTCTGGAATTAAACCAGCAAATCCAAGTTCTATTGTTTCAACGTCAATTTCAGAATTCAAAGCAAATGAAGGTGTTCAGTTAATTGATAGCAATACAGATCAAACTAGCAAACCAAATCCCCTAGCGCAAACTTTTAAAGTAGAAAACTTTAGTGGTGGTTTATTCTCTACTGGTGTTGATCTATATTTCTCACAAAAAGATAGTGAAATTCCATTAAGAGTATATTTAACTGATGTTAACACTGGTAAACCAGGTAAGAATATTGTTCCTGGTTCTAAAGTTGTTCTTTATCCAAAGACATTTCTTAAAGTGTTCTTAACGGGTGATAGTGACTCGGTAATTATTAACAAAGAAGAATTGGTTACTGGTTTGAAATCAAATGCTTCTGGTCCTATTGCTGCTCTGTATGATTCAAATGGTATTTTAGTTGGTGATGAAAATGCTACTTTTGTAACGGTGGTTCGTAATCAAGTTTATACATTAGTGCTTGATAATCACAATGGCACTTCTTTCGTTCCAAATGAAACATTAGAGGTTGAATCAATCACTAAATTTAACAATTCAAATGGTACAGCGGCACAACTTAATATTGCAAAAGACTCTGGTAGAGTTGTAAAACTAAATGTAGATGCTTTTGGTGATGGTTATGAAAGTGCTTCTATCACCGTAGAAAGTCCACAACTTCCAGGTGGTAGCACAGCAACTGGAACCATTGATGTATCAAACGGTAAAATCTTTGTTGCTGATATCACAATCAATGGTAGTGGATACACAGAAGCACCTTCTGTAGTTGTCAGGGGTGTTGGTAATGGTGCTGCTGGTGCTATTATTACATCCGAAATTGAGATTGATACACCAGCAGTGAGAATGGGCATTTCTACTGATTCTAACGCACAGGTCAGGACTTACTTCCCATTCCACTATCCAGTATACCTACAAAATGACACTGAATACTCCCTTGTTGTAGAAACAGATTCTATCAACTATCAGTTGTGGGCATCTAGAATTGGAGAAACTGAAATCTTTAGTGGTAATCCTGTCACTACACAACCTCTCTTGGGTTCTGTTTATAAGTCACAGAATACTGACATTTGGACAGAAGATCTTCTAGAGGATATTAAATTCATGCTATACAGAGCAGAGTTTGATATTTCTTCTTCTGCGGAACTTCAAATTGTTAATGAAGATCTGGGTTACGAAAAATTAGAGAATAATCCATTTGAGACTAGTGTTGTCGCTACTTCAAACGCAACATCTAAACTATTCAAAGCAAACAATAAAATTGTTAAAGTTAATCATTCAGATCATGGTTTTGAAGATGAAGGTAAATCTTTAGTTGCTTTCAAAAATTCAAGTGATGTATCTGGTATTTCCTCCACAATCATCAACAATACACTATTTGATGTCACTAATTCTGGTGTAGATTCATATAACATTGAATCTCCATCTAGAGCAGGTGTCAGTACATTTGGTGGTGGAGATAATATCTTTGCATTGTATAATAGAAAATATGAGAAACTTTATGCCCAAGTTCCTTTCCTACAACTAGAAGGAACAAATATTAATTCTAGTATCAAAACTACAAATATTAAGGCAATTGATTCTTCTGATACAAACTTCCCATCATACTCACAGACTGATTTTGAAAAAACTTTCTTGAACGAAGAGCAGTTCTTTGGCAATCAAAAAGTAATTGCTTCTAGTGTCAATCGTGTTAACAATGACATTGATAATTCTATTATTTACAAGTTACAGTTTGATTCATCTGTAAGTTATCTTTCTCCTCTTATTGATCTGAATTCTGCTTCCATTAAATTACAAACCAATAGAATTGAAAACTCTACTGGATTTGAGGATA